TATATGCCTTTACCTTTGCCTCCATATCATCATAGGTTTTGGCATCTTCTGCAGAAAGAATTCCGTCCTTATCCTTCTTACTTTCCACAAAAGCCTTGGCACCCTCCCAGGCTTCTTTTCTTTTCTCCATCAAATCTAAAATTCTACTCATTTCTTTACCTCCAATTTTTCAATAAAAAAAGACGGTCCAGTAATTCATCCGCCTTGATACCTGTATTGTTTTTTCCTTTACCGATTTTGCATCTTGCTGAAACTTTATCCTGCAGTGAATTCAGCACCGCTGTTTTAGAGTACAGCATGGATACTTCGGGAACTTCCATGTCGCTTATATTGTTTCTTTGCAATATCTCATCCGCAAATCCCAGTTCCATAGCTTTATGCGCATCCATCCATGTCTCTGCATCCATTAGGCGGGATAATCTTGCCCTAGGCATTCCTGTCTTAATCTCATAAGCATTAATGATGGATTCTTTCACCTCATTTAACATAGAAATCGCTTTTTCCATCTCTTCCTTATTTCCAAAAGCCACTGTCATCGGATTATGAATCATAAGCATAGATACCGGACTCATAAGCACCTTAGTTCCAGCCATAGCAATGACCGAGGCTGCACTCGCAGCAATACCATCAATCTTAACCGTAACATTTCCCTTATAGTCCATTAGCATATTGTAGATTTGTGCTGCCGCCACACAATCTCCTCCGGGAGAGTTAATCCAAACTGTAATATCTCCACTTCCTGAAAGTAACTCTTCCTTGAATAGTTGTGGTGTAATGTCATCATCAAACCACGACTCTTCCGCAATGGTTCCATTAAGAAAGAGAATGCGTTCTATCGGCTCTTGTTCCTTTTGATTTTTTGTCTGATTCTTCCACTTCCAAAACTTCTTCATTGTTTCTTTCCTCCTGTCCTCCTTCTCCTGCAAATGCACCAGCACGTTTTAGGGGAAGCATATTTCCATTTATAAGATAAAGGTCACCTCCCTCTTCACTTGGAATACGATCTAAGTTTTCCAGCTCTCTAATATCGTTTGCACTCATCCATCCATTTTGCCTTGCAGTAGCATAGCCATTCATACGGGATTGATAGTCTCCACGAAGAAGTCCATCTACATTAAATTTCACATAGTACTTTTTCTTTTCTTCTTCGGTAAATAATCTTCGTACAATGGACTGCTCCCATCTTGTAACCCACGGATCAAGAGTATATTTTACAAACTCAAGAGATTGTTGCTCTATATTAGAAAAGCTCGACTTCTCTAAGTCCCCTACCATATGCGGAGGTACTCTAAAGATTCGAGCTATTTCATTGATTTGAAATTTTCTTGTTTCCAAAAACTGTGCTTCATTGGGAGAAATAGAGATTGGTGTGTACTTCATTCCCTCTTCCAATATGGCAACCTTATGAGAATTGGTTCCAGAAAACCCTTGTGACCAGCTCTCTCTCATTGCCTCCGGATCTTTTACTGTGCCGGGATATTCTAAAATACCGCTTGGAGTTGCGCCATTAGCAAAGAAACTGGCTCCATATTCCTCGGTTGCTATAGCCATACCAATGGCATTTTTCGCCATAGCAATCGGCGAGTATCCGACTAAACCATCAAATCCAAGCCCCGGAATATGAAGCACTTCCGATTCAGAAAGTTTCACTATAGATGTTTTGTTGATCGGAGCGTCTCCATCCGTCACGAAATATTGATAATAGATCTGCCCATGTTCATCTCTATCTACCTTCATTCTGTCCGGCATAAGTGGGTAAAGTCCCAGTATTTCCCCTTTTCCATTCCTAATAATCTGTGCATAGGCATTTCCCCACAATAAAAGATGTGTCATCAATGTTTCTCTAAAAACAAAGCTTGTCATCTCCGGATTAGGTTCATCGTGTAAAACCTTATATAAAGGGTGCTTTACTGCCTTTTCAGTTCCTATATCGGTTCTCACATACACATGAAGCGGAAGGCTTGCTACGGCCTCCGATAATATCCGAACACAGCTGTAAACTGCAGTCATCTGCATAGCCGACCGCTCATTCACTCTTCTTCCGCATGAAGACGAACCCATGAAAAAACTATAGGCATTTCCGTTAATTCTGTTTGTCGGCTTATCACGGCTTTTAAAGAGTCCACTTAATAGTCCCATTTCTGTTCCTCCAAAAACGTCATACAAAAAGCACCTATCTTTCGATAGATGCCTCAGAACCATCTTTTATTCTATTGTGATTGTAATTATTGTTTTGCGATTTGCATTTTCGTTTTTTTCAACAATTATATTTTTTTCATCTAACCCACTCTTTTGATCTCCTGTATCCTCTGCAACTGGTGTTTTATTTTTACTTTTTAATTGTTCATCGCATAATTCCACGCAATCTTCAAAAAAAGATATATGATCATACGTTTCTATTAACTCAAAAACCATTAAACAAATAAAGATACCTACTCCTATTGCTATACCAAGAAGGTCAGCAGTATTATCAGTTCCCGTAACGATATCCATTGAGAAAATACAAGTAATTGAAGTTGGTATCATTACCGCAGATCCAATATCATATGTATTTTTATATGTTCTAATTTTGTTAATTAAAAATTTTTTAAGGCTCTCTAAGTCTTGATTTTTTACCTTATTAGCAAAATCTTCTCTCCACTCTGTATATTGACATTGTTTATACATCTTATACTCTGCGCTAACATCAAATGTATTTTCAGAATTGGTCAAATTATATTTTTTTTCCTTCTTCCTCATAAAAAGGAATAGCAATATACTTGCAAAAAGCAATACTATCCACAATGCCAGGAGAATAGTTTTCGCTATTTTAATATAACTGGATATGCTATTATTCGATGCAGAAAAGAAACATGTAAGGCCAAGTCCAATATTCGATAAAAAAAAAGCAATGATTGTTATGCGTAATGGAGTAAAACATTTTCTTGTTTGATTCATATTAGACCCCTTCCCTATTTATTCTTAATGTTTTTTTGTTTTCCTATGTTCCATTGTTATCTTATCTTATTTCCTAGGTTTATGAAAGAACAATATATCATGTAGATAAAAACAATATTCCCCTTCCATCATATACACTCTCTGTGCTCACATTCCCACACCTGATAGCTCTGTCCAGCCCCATAATAGTGGCAATTGCTCCATCAATCTTTTCTGTTGACTTCTCCTTATCCGCTTTGATATTTCCTGCAGGATCGGTACGAATAAAAATATTGTCCATCATCCAACGAAGAATGGGATGTCCTCCATGCGCTATACGTTCCTCTAAAACCAGCTTCATTAACTCTTTAGTCGGTGGACTCATATCTTTAAAGCCTTGACCGAAGGGAACCACAGTAAAGCCCATTCCCTCTAAGTTCTGTACCATCTGAACAGCTCCCCAACGGTCAAATGCAATCTCTCTAATATTGTATTTCTCTCCTAAGTTCTCAATGAATTTTTCTATATATCCATAGTGAACAACATTTCCTTCCGTAGTCTGTAAAAATCCCTGTCTCTCCCATACATCATAGGGAACATGATCTCTTCTTACTCTTAAATCTATTTGTTCTTCCGGTATCCAAAAATAAGGAAGAATACGATACTTATCTGTTTCATCTTCAGGTGGAAAGACCAATACAAATGCAGTGATGTCCGTTGTAGAAGAAAGATCGAGCCCTCCGTAACAAACTCTTCCTTCTAATTCATCGGGATTCACTGTGAATGTACATTTATCCCATTTTTCCATAGGCATCCACCGTATCGCTTGTTTTACCCATTGATTAAGTCTTAGCTGTCTAAAAGCATTTTCTTCTGCAGGATTTTGTTTTGCCGACTCGCAAGCAGCTTTGACTTTATCCAGGCCAACAGTAATTCCTAAAGAAGGATTCGCTTTCTTCCATACTTTAGGGTCTGTCCAATCATCCCCCTCTTCTGCTCCGTAAATCACCGGATAAAAAGTGGAATCAATTTTTCTTCCCTCTAAAATATCAAGTGCCTTTTGGTGTGTCTCATAACATATTGACTTGGTGTCTGTTCCTGCAGTAGTAATCAGAAAATATAGTGGCTGCATACGGGCATCTCCGGAACCTTTTGTCATGACATCAAACAGCTTTCTATTCGGTTGTGTATGCAGTTCATCAAATACCACCCCATGAATATTAAAGCCGTGTTTTGAGTAGGCTTCTGCAGAAAGCACTTGATAAAAGCTATTGGTCGGAGTGTAAACAATTCGCTTTGTGGCCGTCAGTATCTTTACTCTTTTATTTAATGCTGGGCACATTCTCACCATGTCGGCTGCTACCTCAAATACAATCGAAGCCTGCTGGCGGTCTGCGGCACAGCCATATACTTCTGCACGCTCTTCTCCATCACCACAGCACAGAAGTAAAGCAACCGCAGCAGCCAGCTCACTCTTTCCCATTTTCTTTGGAATCTCAATATATGCCATATTGAATTGCCTATATCCATTTGGCTTTATTACTCCAAAAAGATCTCTAATGATTTGTTCTTGCCAAGAAAGAAGTTTAAATGGTTTTCCTGCCCAGGTTCCTTTTGTATGGCAAAGACATTCAATAAAGTTCACCGCATAATCAGCATGAGCTTTACTGTATTTAGAATTCTTTTCCCTAAACTTTGTAGTCTTATAATTCGCCAAAAAATCTCCTCCTTTTAGGCAAAAAAATACAGCCTTTAGGCTGTTACCACGAGAAACAGAGCCTAGGCTCTGAATCTCTTTTTCTACTTACTTTCTTTCCCATAAAGAATAAAGCTTAGATATTCCTTGCTACTATCCTCCAAAAATAAGACAAGTTCGAAAAAATCCCTTTCAAGTGCAAGTTCCTGTATACCCTTAACATCCAGCATATTACATAGACCCGTTTCCCTTATGACTAAGATCTGCTCTTTAATCTTCTTGTCCATCAATCCTCCTATAAGAGTCCTCTCCATATATTAGATGTAGTCCACTGCCGTTGTCCCAGGAAACTATAATCGATCCGATATCATCAACCCCTATAACTGTTCCTTTAGTTCCTTTGGGTGGAGCTTGTACATCATCCATAAAAATGAGTTCTACTCTGCACCCTACCGGATACTCCTTTCTTATCTTTTCTACAAGCTCTCTACTTGGAAATGACATCGTGACCACCACCGTTTCTAAAAGCGGAAGATCCGGACAGCTTTTCTAAAAGAAGTTTTCGATCTCCCTTAAACTCCTCTCCTATAAAACCAAGTCGCAAAAGAAAGCAGCGAAAAGCATACTTTTCATTACTGACTTCTTTTACCGAATCATTGATTCTTTTATATTCCATACTCATCATGCAAAGTGCAGCTATGAATTTTGTATAGGTCATAAGATGCGTTTCATCTATTTCCTGAAACCAAGGGAAAATTACTTTTTCCGCATCTTCCTCTATTTTAAGAGTGGAAATTCCGAGAGCCTTCTTAATTAAACTGCCTTTGTTATGAAAAATTTTTTCAAGCTTTTCCAGGTTCACCTTCTCTTTTGGAAAACTTACTATAATGCTTGATGCAGAACTTGCCACTTCACTTTTCCTTTGAATGCCCATTTTTCCTGCTAATTCCTTTTCCAGTTTAACTAGGTCTTCGGAAGAATCGGATGTAACTGTTCCTTCCTTTGAGACCCTAAATCCTCCCACTTCATAAGCCATGCTTGGCATTCCCAGGTACTTCGCTTTTTGATTAGTGAACTGTTCAATTCCCTGTACCAGCTTCTTTCTTTCAGCACCTTGCATTTCATACTTTAGTTCCATGCTATATACCTCCTTAAATTTGGTATGTACATCTATCACTCTAAGAACTGTAAATAGCAAGGACATTTATGCTTATACAAAATAAAAATGGGTAATGCCGGCTAGTACATAACACACGTTCGGAAGTGCTACTCCATTCCCCCACATCTTGTATTCCGCAGAATCGGTGTGAGGATTGGCAAGCCACTTTCTTATCTGCCTTTCACTTCTTGCTTTCCCTTTCTTGGTTTCTACCTTTCTATAGGTTTCAAATACCTCTTTCCAAAACTCTATTTCTTCTTCAGTAGGGTTTTCCGTTTCAAGGTTCTCACACCAAGTATCCGGAAATCCCTGCAATCTCCCGCACTCCTTTGGCGTAAGTCTTCTAACAATATATCTTTTTCCTTCCATAGCATTAACAATCGGAGGATCCTTATAGTCTGATGCCATTAAGGAATTTGCGGTATTCTTACTTGCTCTGGCATGATGCGAGCTCTTGCTAGTAGAATAAGTTTCCTCTACAATCAGTTTTCCTTGCATGGGCATATCACTATGCACACCCTTTGGTCCTTCCATAGCACAAAGTGTTCCGGCTTTATTTTCGCAAAAAACAATTGCTATTCCTCCCTGATTTGCATCCGGAGAATTTTGTCCTGTGTTGATGGTTCTGGAAACATCCGTTTTATAAATGTTGGCTCTTTGGTTCTTGGTGTTTTCAGAGGTTAACCTTACATCAAAGGTTCCAAGCATATCTTCCACCACGAATGGCTGATTGTTTCCCCCTGTTCCAAAAGTAGATAGTACCGTTTTTGAAATCTCCATCGGTCCTTTATACCTTACATCCTGAGAATGGTTTTCAAAAACAAGAGGAGGATGATTGCCTACGCTTGCAGTAATGGTTCCGCTTTTATTTTTATGTAAATCCATCCTTTGACCACCCTGGTTATTTAAGCACAGGTTCTCGATTGAAGTTCCAGTGCCATCTCTAAAATATCCGGTAGCTCTTTTCCACGGCTTTTGGCTCTCTTCAAGATTCCAATACATGCCCTCGGACTCAAATAATATTTTTCCGGCACTCTCTCCATCAAAATCTGCGACAAGATAGATACGTCTTCTTCTCTGGGGGACTCCCCAGTATTGAGCATCAAATACCCTCCATGCGAGGGAGAAATCTCCTGCCAGGATAAGTCCTGCATTGTACCAAGCTTTAGGTCTAGCTTCATCAATTTGATACCCTTTGATACTGCAGATTTCCTGAAGGACCGAGAAGAAGTCTTCTCCTTTATTGGAAGAGAAGGCTCCCGGGACATTTTCCCACACAATATATCTTGGTTTCTTTCCACCTGTTTCCTCCCTCATTTCCTTTATGATTCGTATTGCTTCAAAAAATAAGTTAGAGCGAGAACCCTTGAGTCCCGCTCTTTTCCCGGCTATAGACATATCTTGACATGGACTTCCAAAAGTAATAATGTCCACTTCTTCAACTTCCTTACCCTTTATTTCTGAAATGTCACCATAGTGTTTTACCTCCGGAAGTCTTTTACTGGTGACCCTTATAGGGAAAGGCTCTATTTCCGAACTCCATATAGGTTTAATGCCGCATAACTTTGCAGCAAGCGGAAATCCTCCGGAACCGTCAAATAAACTTCCCAAGGTTAAAGGTGTATCACGGCTATTTCCCATCTGTTTCCACCTCTTTCACCAACTCTTGATAAGCTAATCTTTTACCCTTTCGCATGACAAATACATTTTCACTATCCCCTGTGTCTTCCACATAACGTCTTAAAATTACAGAAGCATACTTTTCATCCAGCTCCATGGTATAGCAAATACGATTTGTCTTTTCACAAGCCATTAAGGTAGAACCACTTCCTCCAAACGTATCCAGTATAATGGCATTTTCTTGACTTGAATTTCTAATTGGATAACTCAGTAAATCCAAAGGCTTAGAAGTCGGATGATTCTCATTTCGTTTTGGCTTATCAAAATTCCATATGGTTGTCTGCTTTCTATCAGAATACCAAGAATGCTTTCCATTCTTTAGGAAACCGTAAAGTACCGGCTCGTGTTGCCATTGATAATCACTTCTTCCAAGAACCAAGGCGTTTTTCACCCAAATGCAAACTCCTGCCAAATGAAAACCGGCATCGATAAAAGCCTTTCTAAAATGAAGTCCCTCTGTATCTGCATGAAAGATATAACCCGAGCCTCCTTGTTCCAAATGCGATGCCATACAGGAAAAGGCTTGTAAGAGAAATGCATAAAACTCTTCGTCCTTTATCGAATCATTTTGAATTGTAAGTCCACTGGAACTTTTAAAGGAAACTCCATAGGGAGGATCTGTCAAAATGAGATTTGCTTTCTTCTCTCCCATAAGTAGGTCTACATCTTCTTTTGAAGTAGCATCTCCGCACATAAGAGTGTGTCTTCCTACTTTCCAAATGTCTCCCCTTTCCACAAAAGTTGCCTTTTCTAGTGCCTTTGTCAAATCAAAGTCATCTTCTTCTATTTCCGCTTCCTTACGATTGGAAAATAAATCTGCGATTTCCTTTTCATCAAATCCGGTAAGCCCTATGTCAAATGACTCTGCCTGTAATGATTCAATCTCTATCCTTAATAGCTCTTCATCCCAACCTGCATCCATAGCCATGCGGTTATCTGCAATGATATAGGCTTTCTTCTGTGCCTCATTTAAGTGATCTGCAAAAACG